AAATGTAAGGCAATTTTATTCCTGTCGGTTGTCCGTCTGCACCGACTTCTTCGAAACCTTCTAAGTCTAAGTTTACATGACACTCTAACAAAGTATAAACTGGTTCGTTCTTACCAGTCTTTTTACTACCTTCAAGATCACGTTCTTTTTTTGCAAGCTCATCATTTGTATCTGTGCCTGGTGGGCCTAACTCTACATCTCTGTAGAAACCATTGACTTGTTGTTTTCTTAATTCGTTTTCTGAAATTTTTACTTTATGAATAATCGCTTCCGCATCGTCTAATGAGGTAGCCGTGTACGGAACGATTAATTCATCTGCTGGAACAAACTTAGATACAGCTCGTCCCATATTTACATCATAGTAAACTTTTTTAAATGTTGATCCAGCTAACGGTAAGTGAAATAACATAGAATCAAACTCTGCTTCATACTCTTTCATTTGATCCATAATTAAATAATTCATAAAATCTTTTACACGTGTAGCCTGTTGTTCTGTTGCAGGATTTTTTGTGCCAATAATTTGTGTTCTTACCGGTCCATCACTTGGTAATAATTCTTTGTATGCTTGAGCTTGAAACTGTGTAACAGCTTCTGCCATCACAGGGTGAGTTGCACCTGAAGCTCCTTGAAATGGTTCAGTTCTATTTTCGTATTTAAATCCTAAAAGATCTAAACCTTGTATATAAGATTGTTCCCATTCTTTTCTTGAACCTTTGTAGTCCATATAGTTTTGAGTCATCTCGTTTCCGATTGGCTCCAAAACTTCGTCTGGTAAAAGATCTGCTAGATTGTCAAAATGTGATTCTGTTCCCGGTACGTTGATAGCTCCCGGTTCAAAGTCTAATGTTACACCACCATCTTCTTCTGGTATAACTTCGATTGGTCCTTTTTCTGGTTCCTGAACAGCAACTTCTTCTGCTATCTCTTCTTCTGAAGGGATATCAAGTTTAGTTCTAGTGTTCGGGAGTCCTTTGTCTATTTCTGCCATTTAATACTCCTATAAGTTTCTAACACGTTTTAATAGACCTGGCAACCCTTGTGAGTTTGGTCCTGATTCTGGTGGTGGGCCTGAATCTACACCTGCTATTTTAGCAATACCACCGCCTGCAGCCATAAATGGATCAAACGCCTGTCTTGCTCCCTCACTTCTTAATTCTTGTCTTTGTTGTGGTGACATTGCTTTTAATTCACCTATTCTTTTTTTAGCAAACTTACCTGCTTGATACACACCTTCACCAGCTAATGATGCAATACCAAGTGGTGATGCTATTCTTGCTGCACGCATTGCCATCTTTGGTGTTAAACCTAAATTAAATAATCTTTGTGCAGCTCCCATCTTTGCAGATTGTTGTACAAGCGCTGGTGCAAATGCAGCTTCTGCTGCAATACTTGCTCTATCAATTGCTGAAGTTGGATCTACACCAAAACCTGCTGTTAATCCTACAGCACCCAATGGTGTGGGTATAGTTTTAAAAGCTTCTCCTAAAACACCTGGATTAAAAAAAGGGTTTGCATACATTCTTGCGTCACCAAGATCAAAAGCTTGCTTCGCTTTAGTTATATTTTTTTGTTGTTTTAGTTCTGTGCTAATTTGTGGAAGTGGTTTTAAATCCCTTGATATTTCAAAACTATATTTTTGTTTTGCAAAATTTTTGTCAAAAAAAGGTTTATATTTTTCGTAAGCAGCTTTATTTTTTATAGCTTTACTTGGATTGTCAAAAGTTATTTTAGGCAATCTAATTTTTAATGCACCTTTTCTTAAATTTTTATTTAACAACTTTTCATATTCAAGAGCTTTAGAGTTATATCTATTTTTTGCTAATTTGGCTTGTTCTGAATTTTCACCAAATTCTGATATGGCGTTTTGAAGATTTTCTTCAAATTTTTGTGAAATAGAGTCCCATGTTCGTTTAATTTTTCTATTTTCTTCTGATTTAATAACTTGCCCGAATATAGAATATGGTTTTGTGTTCATTCTATAACCAACACTTCTTGAACGTGCCTCATCTGTATCAACCCCTGTAATACCAACATTTTGTAAAGAGGTTTGAATAGTTTCTCTGGTTTGACTTAAAGGTTTTTCTCCAACAGACTGTCCAATAGCTGTATCAATTATACTTTTAGGAACTTTTGATTCTTGATAAAAATTTTGAAAAAGGTTAGCTTTATTTTTATTAATTTTTGGAATACCCTCTATAGTTGTTGTTCCATCAGGATTCATAGCATCGAAAAGTTGAGAAAGTTTTGTTTGTGCAGAGCTTTCTGTTGTTTTTAATATTTTTGCTACGGTTGTAAAATCTTTTGGTGAAGGTTTATTTCTATTAATTATTTTTTTTATTTTTGGATTTTTATATAAATCTTTTAAAGTATTTTCTAATTTTGTTTTAGTTGGATTAAAATAATCTATTTTTCTAGCCTTAGAAATTTTTTCTGATTTTAATTTTTCTTTTTTTAATGAATCAATATCAGCAAATAATTTCTTTTTCCCCCCTGCACCAGCTGCCGTATACTTAGGATTAGTTCCATCTTTATTTCGTATTTCAAATATCTGAGACCTATCTCTGCCAGTTCCAACAAATTCTCCAGTTGGAATTTTTATTCTATTTTTATCAAACTCGACAGCACCCTCCGGGAGTTTGGTTTTAATTAAACCCTCACGATAATCTCTATTAGTAATAGGTGATTTTTCTATTTCTAATTTTAATTCTTTTTTTGTTTTAGCACTGATTGTTTTTACCTCCCCTTTTTCGTTTATAGGGATTTGAACTTTGTATTTGTGATCTTGTGGATATTTATAATTTTTTAAATTTTCCTCTGTTAATGGAGTTATAACTTTATATTTAACTCTAGAATCTGGATTAGTTTTATATGGTTTATATTTCATTGGAGTTCTACGAGGCTTCTTATCACTACCATCATCAAACCCGATCCGTCCACCACGAGCCATGGCTGGTCGTGTGAGATGTGCCATCATCTGTGAGTAATCTTTTGGAGTCATTATTCTCCTAACATTCTTGCGATACCGCCTGATGCAAAGTCATCTGGCTCTGGACCAGGTCCATATTTACTTTCTAAATAGTTTGCTTGTTCTACCGGATCCTCAAGAAATTTTTGATATTTCTCTCGCTTCTCATTAGCTTTGGCAGCCTCTTTACCAGTTAATTTTTTACCGGTTGCATATTCTTTTAACGGGCTTACATCCTCCATCAGATCGTCAACATTATTAACCACGTTAGTGCCATCAAATTCCATATCACCATCATAATTTACAACACGTGGCTCTGACTCATACGCCTCAAATTCTGCAGAAGATTTAGTTCCTCTTCGTCTTACAAACCCTTTTTCATTTTGTATGATAGTAGGTTCTATATCCTCAGAACCCTTGACAACTAGATCTATCTGATCAGGATCATTAACAGCTCTAGAGATGTTTCCTCTCTCGTATGGTTTGGTCGGATCTTTTCTTAATTTTGCTCCATAGTTAACTGTTGTGGTATTTGTATCTAAATCTCTGTAAACTGTGACCTCTGCAAAATCGTTTATCTGTTTGGTGTGAACTAATTCTCTTTCCTTAGTTGCAAATCCCTTGGTCACATCCTCACCCTCGTTAATGACTCTTGTTACAAGGGCATCGAACCATTCTGGTTTACCAGGTGCGTTTGGTGTTGTTATAACCTCTTTTGCCACCTGTTTGGTTGTGCCTTTACCAAAACCTAGTAATCCTGTTTTTAATGCAGCAATACCTCCACCAATTCCTGCCGCTGCTTTTAAAAACGCTCTACGTGCCTTGTCTATCGAACCTATCTTGTAACCGATACGACCACCCATGGCTTTAATCTCTCTACCACCCATGATACCTTTAGATGTATCAATCACGTTGCCTTCCATGTCGACAACCTTATCCTGTTGTTTGACTTTTTCTAATGCCTCTTGTTTGATTTTTATTTTCTCTAAGCCGTCTGGTTTTCTACCAGTAAATTTAACAAAACCTCTTGTCAGTCTTTGGATCATCTGTGGTACTGTAAATATAGCCATTATTTTTTCTTATCCTTTTTTATTATTTTTTGTATAGAGCCTCTTTGATAATCTCGTTCGGCTAATTTTTTATTTTTAGTTCCAACAATGTAACCATATTTTTGTATTTGTTTTTTAAGCTGATTGTTTGTCATGTTTTGAATATCAATGTAATCTTCTGGATCTAGTATTTCTTTGTCCATGACTTTACTTTTACCAGTCATAGGGTCTTTCATTTTAAATTTTGGAAATTTAAATTTGTCTGGCAGCCTTAATCTTCTAGCTTCTCTAACAAGTTTTAACAGAGTATCTGCTTTATCCGCTTTAGAAGTAAGTAGTTTTTTTACCAATCCTGCACCAACGAAGCCTTGTCTGTGATATTTGTTTGCCATTAATAATAATTCCTTTTACGTTGCTCGACTTTTTCGTCGATATAATCTTCAGGGTGTCCGATCAGACCGCCCTGTCTGAATCGCATGATTGCTTGTGTGGTTGAGTCCACAAGATCGTCATGA